GGTTCGACCCCGGTCTCGGGCACCATTTTTTCTATATATAGCGCCATTCTCCGAAATGTAACAGCGCCCGCAAAGGCGCTGTTTCTTTTTATCCAGGCAAAATGTTGCCACTTTGTTGCCAGTTTAATTTTTAAACCAACAGAGAAAGGAGGTCGCTATGCTGCTGTTCCTTTGGTGCCTGCTCATGCTAGGGTTTTTAGCAGCTGAGTTGATGCATATTTACAACCGATAAAACGCAAATAAGGCCGCTTGGAGTAATTTGATCAATCTCCAGGCGGCCTTATTTTACTCTTTATTCTTTTCTATTTTGATAATCTCAAATGCTTAGGATTTTATTCTATTGGTTCAAACATTATCGGCATCTGTTCGCTGCGTCTTCTATGCTCTTTTACTTTAACAATCTCGTTCTCAGTCTTTAATGATCCGTCTTTTTCTTGCCATGTCTTAGTTAAAATCTCAACCACTAAAATATCATCTTTTGCAAAATTAATTTCCCCCGATGATAGTTTTTTAATAAACTCTTCATCTTTCAACGTGGCTGTGATTCTGTCCTGTCCGTTTGATAAACGCCATTTTAATCCTTCTTCAAATGCCGCTGTAATTATCTTAAATGCACCGGTATATACAAACTCATTGATCGGTTCAGCGTCAATATTTTCAACATACGATGGTGCATTGTAGTATTCCAATTCTTCTTTGGTTATTTCCATGCCCTTCTGGGTGCAATCATTATGACCCGAGTATGTCTTAAATCCTGATACTCCTTCCTTTCCTAAAGGTTTTACCATTTCTTTAACCGCATTTTGTATATTTATATTATTGTATACATTATAAACCTGGATATTTGTTGTAACAGAATTTGACCTATCAACAAAGATGAATTCGACATTATCTTTGTCAATCTGCCTTACCTTATCAATCTTTCTACCCTTAATTCGCTTAAATAATTCTAGGACACTTTCTCCTGAAAGTGTACATGCCAACCCGATAACGCCTAAAATTTCTTTTATGTCTACAGTATTCCCAATAAATGCAGATATCTGTTCAACCAAGTTATGTATTATTTCAATATTTACATCAAAAGAACCGCTCCTGAAATCCGACATTATTTTAACTTGTATTTTTGCCTCATTATCATTTAGAACTTTATTCGTCTCATCAATCAAGTTTCCAATGGCCAGTAATGCTGGGGCCAAATCTTTCACATCCATGGTTCCGTCATCCAACACCGGGCCAGAATATGCGATTGTCAGAAATGCTTTGCTCATCTCTTACCCCCCTTTATCGGCATTATAACATAAAAATATTTTTATTGAACATAAAAAAGCGCCCGGCGAAAATTTTCTCCTGGCGCTTTTTTATAATTATCGCTATCCAGCAGTGATCATGGCTTTGAATCCTGCAGCTATCAGTTTGGACGCCATTGCATCTGCATTGGACTTCTGGGAGTAAGCCCCTACTTGTGCTTTATAATATCCTCCCGTCTGAACAATTGCGGCATTATAGCCTTTTGCTTTAAGAGTCTCTGTAAGCTTCTCAGCATTTGTTTTAACGCTGAACGCGCCTACTTGTACTCGAAAAATTGCTTCCCCCAATGCTCCTGATCTTCCGGAAGATTGGCTCCCTTTGAGTGTCTCTATGATCTCATCAAACTGGAACATCGCACCCGGACAATTCGGCTTTGTTACCGGATTGATCTGATAATGCCCCACGATATGCTCCCGGTCCAGCGGGATTTCCGTATTAAATATCCGTCTGACTTCGCTCCGGATCCAGGCGATAAGTTCGATGGTAGCCTTCAGCTGTGCATCGGTCAGCTTTCCTTTTGTCTTGGCCCACAGGCCTTCGTGCTCGATGCTGATGGTGTAGTAGTTCGCATTCGTCTTCCTGGTTCTCACATCGGCCAGAGTGGATTTCCCATAATGGGTCTTTTGTGTCAGCGCAATACTGGTCCCGTTGCACCAGGCTGCATCCGTCAACTTTACAAGCTGCGTGATCCTGCCGTCCTGGGCGACAACGAAATGGGCCGATGCCTTCGAAGCCGAATTGCAGAGCCAGCTGACCGCTCCTGCATAGGAGCCTTCTGTGATGTGGCAGACGATCATATCCGGCTTCCAGTTGTTTCTCCCGTTGAAATGGTTAGGCGATTCCTTCTGCGTAATTTTCATCTTTCCTCATCCTCCCTTAAATGCCAACAAGAGGGCTGCAGACGCAGCCCCCTCGCTTTTGTAGGTCAATCCGATACCATCGTCTCTGTTATGCCCTCGATGGCCAAAGCAGTTGATTTTGATTGTTTAATCTGGCTCTCTATCTTTGTAATGATCCACCCCTCCAAGCTGCCGAACTTCTTAATAATTAGTGCCTGGAGGTTTGAGTTCATAAGAGAAACCGCTGCTGTAAGCGATCGTCGCAAAGCCTCCTTGTGGGCTTCTTCAGTAAATGTCCCAGCCTTCTTCAGATCATCGACATAGGTTTGATTTGTCCGCTTGACCACATCCAGGATGATTGTGGTCGCCTCTTCAAGCCTCGTCCCTTCGACCTTGGCCTGGATCAGTCTGATCACAGAGGCAGTCACGGCCGGCAGGATGGTCACGATCACGGTGTAAAGAATGATCTGCATGATTTGGTTGTAATCCATTGCTCATCTCCCCTTCTTATTGTAGATATTCATCATATTTCATCGATTGTTCGCCTTGCCCCAGGTTCTCAGTGTTCTCCTCACTTGCTGTCACCACATCCGGATTCTTGTGGATGTTCTCGTTCTTAGCTTTCCAGCAATAGAAGCCGATGGTCGTTGCTGTAGGGGTCCCGATAAATGCCAAGTAGGATCCCAACTGGTCCGGAGCTGCAGCCATCACCACCCTGGCCCCGATATAGACCCCAACAAAATAGGTGACCATCACAACCGCGACGATCACCTTTGAGAACTCCGGTCTTTTTTTCTTTCTTACATGTCTGTTCATACCTCCTGCCCCCTCGTCTTGACGAGAGTCTGGCCATGGTCCCGCTCCAGATGTTCATTGAGCCTGTTGTGCTCCATTTTTGCCGATTCATACGCTTTTGCAGCAGTGCCGGCAATCTCAGCGGATTTTCCAGCGATCGTGACAAGCTGTTTACTCATTTCATCACAGCGGCCTTCCAACCGCTTGACATCATCATTCAGGCGATTCTCGATCCGTTCCACGCTCTCTTTGATGTATTTGAGGTCAGTGGCTAAACTGCCAGCCTCCCGCCCCTCGGCCTTATTACTTGAGGCTCTGCCAACATAAAAGCTTGCCGCTGATACTGTACAGCCGACGATCGCTACAATCACGCCGATGTCCGACATGGGCCGTCATCCCTTTCGCTTCTTATTCTCTTAATACAATCTCTTCACATTTTCTGCTGTTGTATTCCCATTGGCCTTGGTTATCATATCCTTCAGCTGCGGCTTGCCAAGTCTGCCGCCCGAGTCCACCGTGAACGATGTACTGAAGCCATTTTCTCCGAAAGAATGCTCAATTGTTGTGATCAGGCCGATAAGCCGTTCAGAACTGTCGGCCTCCGTGATTTGTGCCTCGTCGCCCGGGATGATGTGCGGTCTGAATGGCCCGGTGAATTGTTCGGTGACCCCGGCATAGGCTAGTCGGATTGCCATGTCTGTTGCCAAAGCCTGCAGCTCTGTCACGTCGGTATCGTCAGGCATTGCGATATAGAGGGTCTTGTGCGGCGCAAGGCCCCATTCGAGCGAGTGTGTCACGTCTGCATAGGCGTAGGCATTGGCTTGGGCTGTTGTGTCGAAGCTCTTGTAGCAAACCTTTGCATAAACCTCGTTATCATCCCTTGCAATGCCCCGGCCGAACAGATCCGTTCCGCGGTTAAATTGATAGGTGCTGTACATACTGGATATTGGCTCAAAGGTCAGTTCGGATCCGACTAACATCTGTCCATCCAGTGTCTCCCGCATCGTCCAGTTCAGGGCAGCCTTGATGATTTCATTTAAGCCTGTCAAGAAGTCCATGTCTGCCGGGTACAACATGCCAATCTGGAAAGCTGTCAACGGATCGTCCGGCTGCTGCACGGAATAGCTCGTTACGCCTGCTATATCAAGGATATCTTCAATGACATAGGTGTATACGTCTTTCGCAAAGCTGCGATCAGCATTGAACGTCTGGTCTTTGAGGATTTTGCCGCTGACATTTCGCATGTCGATCGATACCTCGCCGCCCGTTGCGCTCATCTCTGCCCGGTCAACATAGAACACGCCCATCGGATATTCATCCGAATCGCCTGCTGTGAAATACAACTCGATTTTATTGCCTGGTGTGATCCGGCTGTTTGCTTCGCCGGAAAGCACTTGGCTTGGATTCTTAAAGGTGAGCGTTGCGCTTGCCACGATGTTGGCCAAATCAAGTCGAATGCTGCCACTCTGTAGATATTTGGAAATATCGCTTAAGGCATCCCAAATGCCGATGCGCTGGCGCTCCGGCGTGATTTCTGTTTCGCCGGATAATATTTGATCCTGGTGCCAGGCGCCGAACATGCCAACCCTCGGCACATTTTTCAATCGATACAGACTCAAGCTGACATCCCTCGAGGCGTTGATCGCGTTCCCAAACGTCGGGAAATCCCAGGCAACGTCACCACTGCCCGGGTCCCAGGTCTTCGCCTTTAGCCTACCGCCATCTACGCTGAACAGATAAACTTCTCCAGAGGATAAATGGATAGACGCCGGATTTGCTCCGGCGCCCAGGTTTGTTGTGTACTCAAATGCTAATTCCATCCCTTTCCACCTCCGGATCTGGTTCAATTGGTTCCATCGGCTCTACCGGGATCTTAGTCTTACATAGCTGGCACATTATATGATCGCGTGTTGTGCAGTAAGTAATTTTATTACTGCAGGTTGGGCATATTAGGGTTTTAAACTCTTGTTTCATAGTCATGCCCCCTCCCCAAACTGCAGCTCGGCCTGTAGATCAAGAACAAAGTTTGAAGTTTTATTGATATAATCAATAGAGAAGTCGGCCGTTATTGCTGCGCCATTAGCTGGCGGGGTCGTGAAAGTAATATGAGGACTAGATGTGCCATTGATTATCATCCGTTGAATGCAATCTAAATCCCCGGTACCTATATACATCTTGCATTTCATGTACTTATATTTATCTGGTGTAAATGTATCGAAAGTTACTTCCGTGGCATATGACCAAGTACCAGAACTAGTGGTTCCAGCTAGTACCCAATTTATATTATCCAGAGATAAATAGATATCATATCTTGAACAGCTATAATTAACGGGTCCGTTTTTGATATAAATGGAAGCTATTTCAGTTTCATATCCAGTTGGTTGCGGCAGAACAACAACTTCTTCTAGAAACACGCCGGTCTCGCCATAAAAAGACCCATAACAAGTATTGAGAAAGGTTACATCTAGGAGCGGCAAGACCGATCCTTTGCCATAATTCATTGCATAGTCAACGCCGCGTGTTTTTTCAACGCCCCCAACATATATTTTCTCACTCGAAGACATAGGATAAGCTACAGGAAGATTGAAGTCTGTTTCTACCCCATCGCCAGTACCGACTGCTACATTGGTATAATCCTGCTTCTCAAAAATGCCAGTGATTGGAAGAGAGGTTCCGCCATAACCAGATCTTGTAGAGTAAAATGTTTGGCCAGCCCCCTCCGACAATATTATCCCCCTAACTGGAGAGTTACCGGCTGTCGTAACAAAACGAGCTAATGCTGTGGTACACCTCTTATTTGCCGAGTCATTTGTTCGAGAAATATTATGCAAATTAGAGTGTGCAAACAGTAATGATGGTTCGCCACTAACAGTCTTCAATGCGCTCAGAAAGAATAAGAAATTATAGTCTTTTTCGTCCAGAAGATCCCTAAGTAAAAGGTTGTAACTACCACTATAAATGATATGATTCCCTGCACTAGGCGAGAGTAATTCGGCATAGATTGTTGCATATATGGTGATAATTTTGGTGTTTGTCTTATTTACTGTTATCGTGTTGCCTTCTGAATCTGTTATGAATGCATGGGTTCCTAGATAGCCCGAGCCGGCGCTATAAAATACGCCAACTTCGGTCCATACACCATTTGCCTGAGTTTCCGAGAATACCACTTTTTTTGTAACATGCCCGGTTGTTGGGGTATCATATACCAATTCTACCAAAGTGGCATTTACCGATAATAGATAGGAGAACATGCTCGTTCGTGTAGGACTTAATGTACCGGTTCCTGTACCAACACCAATAGCTTTAAATAGAAGCGAACCGGCAACTATATATGAATACGCCCTATCAAGAACTATGTTCTCGGCCTTGGCATATTCCGTTTTACCTGTTAGAGTATCAAAAATCTCGATGTCAAATCTATTATGCAGTTTAACTCTATTTTTTATCATATTATCCCTCCTATACATCTCCACCGCCAACTTTAGTTAGGATAGCAGATGTTGCTCCGACATATTTACCAGTAAGATTAGCAAGTTCTTGGTTACTTGACTCAGAGTAATATATCTCCGTTAACGTTATAGTCTTTGTCGAGAACCGCCCAGCAAGATTTATAAAGTGATATGGCTGTTTGAACATTGAGACGCTTACTTCGAAAGGCGCAACAGGGAGCATCTCGCCGTTACCTGTTGTGAGATAGATCGTGTATTCTCCAATAGTGACAAGGGCTGCGTTCTCCGTGTCTAACAATTCGGAGACTGTGATTTTCATCTTGTAGGGGTTGTCTCCTAAGCTTACGTCATTCACGGTATAGGCCAGAGACTTATCCGAATTTGTCACGGAGAGTAATCTGACTAATCTAGGCAAGTTGCCGGTCACCTTCTGGCTGAATTCTAGGGTTATTTCACTTGGGCCGGTTATCTCGCCTTTCGTACAGGTCCCGGCGGTAAAAGAGTCAGAATTGATGCTTATGCAGGTGAGGCCAAAGTCGCCAGCCAACGTTTCATCTTGAATGGTCAGGTCGCTTTCTTCGATTCTGGTTAACTCTATTGCCGTGATCCCTGTGTATTGCCCGGTTAACATATCAGGCCAATAACTCATTCCCGCATAGTTACGCTCGGAGAAAGTCCACCAGGTCTCGCCAGCAATCTCAGCCATAAAGCCGATACGAAAGTCATTCGTCCTAAATAAAGCGAGGTTCGAGACCGTTCCGACAAATTCGGTTATTTGCTGTTCTATCTCCCAGGCTTTTTCCCCGTCTGCTTGTACGCAATATGGCTTACAGAACATCGTCCCGTCAGTCTTAATGTAGGCTACGATCAACCCCTGATCGTTGGCCTGATCGCCGTTTGCCGGGATCCATCCGCGAATCGCCGCAACTTTGCTCACGTCCGAGGCCAGGGCTGTTGGCGTTCCGTTCTGGCCATACTGTGCATATAAAACTCCGGATATGACATAAAACAACCAAGGTGTTTCCTCGGTGACAAAATTGAAGCGCCGTGTATTGAAATCGCGATCCCAATAGCCGTCAAACTCGATAGCTACAGATGAAACGCCCGTCGCCACTTGATATTCCGTTACCCACGGGACCATATCATCATATGGCAACAGCTTGCTAAGAACTGTAGCGACACCGTTATCTAAGGCCAAGGCCAAGGCTTCAGCCGGGGCGCTTTCGGTTTCCGGCCGACTTACAGTGACATCAACTTCCTCGAGCGTACTCCCTTCCTGGATCGTGAAGGTTTGGAACAGTTCGTTGATAAAACCCCGGCTTAGGTACGCTTTCATAGATGGGTCTGCGTTTTCTGCCGGGGCTTGCCATTTTGCTTTTACCCTGTTTAATAATTCCGTTGTTATTGTACGCATCAGCTCACCTCAACACTGACGGTGAAGGTGGTCTGGTAATAACCACTAGAAAACCTTGACCACATTCCTTTATCAATTATTCGTCCGTTGTAAGATATGCCATCGTCGTCAATGACGGTTACAAGACCGCCAGATATATCCAAAGAATCGATGATGTCCCGTTCACCTTTTATTGCTGTTATGTCGATAACAAGCTGTTCTGGCGCATCACCGATCACTTGGACAACATCAGATCCATCAAGGAGATTGAAGACAACTTTGCGCGGCACGACCTGCCTCATTACCATAATCAACTTAGTATCCAAGGTGCTTCCAAAGGTCAATCGGCTCATCGTCTGCCCTCCCTTCTCAGGTCATCCATGATGATTTCAACGACTCCCAGGAGCTGTTTTTTGTCGTTCACTCCCTCGACTCTTATCGTTCCGGTATGGTTTACAGTTGTGCCTCCAGCATAGGCAAGATTCTGGTTGGCCGTCAGTACGCGCTCGCCCCTGTGCAGTTTGGCAAGATATCCATCATAAGGTACATAAGCCAGACCATTCCTGTGGGGTCTGCTTCTATCGCTTGATCCGCCTCTTGATCCACCTCCACCACCGTCTATATCGTCCCCGGTTGGGGATGGATCTTCATCCTTTCCCTCTCTGCCTGTCCACTTCATCCACTTGTCATAAGCCCACTGTATTGCATCGGCTACGCCATTAAATACAGCTCCGACACCTTCGATGATTGGTTTGATTGCACCGAAGACATTTTCTGTAATAGTGAGCATTTTCGGAAATGCCCATTTAATAAATTCCCATAAAGGTTCAAGAATCGGCTTCAGGGAATCGAAAATCTCGGCTGCGGTTTTTACAACCTTGCTGATTGTTTCAAATGCACTTTTTGTGTATTTCTTGATTTCCGGCATATGGGTTATAATCCAGTCTGCCGCCTTTTGTACATATGGCATCAGCTCAGATCCTAGCTGATTGAATAAACCTTGACCAGCCGTCTTCAGCTTGTCGATGGTGTCACCGAATTTTGCCCCTGCCGCCACAGCATCGTCGCTCATAACACCGCCAAGTTCAACCGCTTCATTTTTTAGAGCTTCAATGCCTTCACTACCATTGTTTAATAATGGTGCAAGCTCAGCATATGATTTACCAAAAATGCTGTTGGCCAAAGAGTTCCGTTTAGTTTCATCCTTCATGTCAGCAAGTTTCTTGATCACAACATCGAAAGCTTCTCCGGAGCTGCCCATATTGGATATATCCACCCCCAGGCTCTTATATGCTTCTGACATTGACTTGCTGCCAGTTTTTGCATCGGTGAATGCTTTCTGCTGTTTGAGCATTGCGCCTTCCAGCGTTGCCGTTTCCATCCCTGACAATTTTGCAGCATAGGCATATTTCTGGAGTTCAGATGCGGCGATGCCTGTCTTCTGGGACATATCATCGATTGAGCCTGCGCTGTCGGCAACCTTCATAACCATGCCAGTCATCGCCGTTCCGACCCCAACGGCGGCCGCTCCTATACCAAGCGCCCACTTGCCCGCCGTCTTAATGCCCGCTCCGAGTTTGCTTCCAAGGCTCTCTGCCTTCTTTTCGGTCTTAGCAATACTTTCTTCGGCCTTGCTTGAATCAACCAGTATGGATCCAAACAGCTTAAATACTTCCATGTTCTCACCTACCTTTCAAACAAGGTCAGGATCTCTTTTACATCATCCAGGATCTCTGTCTCGCTCTTATCTTTCTGCGGTCTCAGTTCTTCCTTAAACTCGGCGAATGACATCTTACCCTGAAATCCATTTATCCACCTTTGGAAAAGAAGCTCTTCCTCGTTCTGAGTAAATGCATACTCAATGAGAGAAAGAGCTTCTTCCGGTTCAATGGTGAATATGTAGTTCAATGAGTGGTACCGCTTTAGAAGCAGGTCTGTCACTTCTTCGAGAGCAAACCTGCCAATAAAGTAAAAAAACGCTTGAGATCATTCTCCTTCGAAAGCGTCTCCAGGTTCGCTGCCAACTCAATCAGGTCCATGTGTCTGATCTTGGCAGGATCCATCTCAAAGGGTCCGGAAAGCACTTCATAGATAGCCTGTTCAGCTTTACTTTCGGTCATGATTTCGATTACACCGAGGATACCTTCAATCCCGACATCCTCAATATTCAATTCTCCCGATCCGGCCATTTTGATAATCGGCTTGATTTCCTCTTTGAGGTTCGCCTTCTTAATTATCCGAAAGGTGTTAAAAATATCCTGTGTTTGCAATTTCCTCATACTAAGCACCTACCGTTACTTTGGGTGCTGTTATGTTATTGCCCTTATCCATCAGCAAGGTGAACACCTGGTCGCCGTTGGTTAAATCGGCAAGGTATTCCTTCTTGATCAGGACCGTCCCGGTCCCAAGTGTGAACTCAGAGGCCGCCAGAGTATAGGTTCCAAGCCTTACGCCGCCGCAGATTGCGGAATCGCTCGATGTGATGGTGAAGGTGATGTCAGCTGGAGCTGCCTTGCTGAAGGTCGCAGGATTGACGGTTGCTGAGTTGGTGATGGCCTTCGGATAATAGATCTTAAACGGCGGGCTGTCTAGATCAACGTCATCATAGTGCCCCGTGAAGCTAAGAGCGATAATTGCTTCGGCCTTATCGGCTACGTTTAGCGTCAAGCCGCCTGTCGATAGTGCGTTGTAGACCTGGATGATTACCGGGTCATTTGTCCCGGAGAGTTTTCCAACCCAAGTGATGTTATCGATATAGTCTGTTAAAGCAATATCATTGTTGGCGCTGATAATATCATAATCAGCGTTTGATGTTGTGTCGATCTCTGCTGAAACCAGGGCAGCCTGCAAAACAGCTTTCTTGATTTCCTTCACGTTGGCCGTCAAAGTCACTACCCATTCATCAATTACTTCCAAGCCTTTGGCGGCTCCTTTGACGCCATCAATTTCGATTTTTCTGAGGGTCGGCAAAGCTGAGAAATTGCCTCCGCCACTTGTCGCACCAAGGAGCTTCCCATCGGTCACCGCAGAAGAAAATGTATCGGTACCAACCTGGAAGTTTTTGAAGAATGCTCCCGCATCCAACAATAGATTCTTCGGTGTTTCCGCTGTATACCCTGAGTATTGATTCATTTTTATTCTCCTTTCAATTCGTGGAGTTGTATTTCAAACAGAAGTCGCCGCCTGATAATTCTGTGGTCATCTTCCTTGATTGTCTGCCTAAGGCCCTTATAACTTGTGAATTGGATCTCAGCATTGATAAAGCTGTACTTGTTAAAAGCTTCCTGGATCGTGTCGCTTAATGTTTCAGCTGCTGTTTCACTGAGCCCATAATCAATGATATTGACTTCAAATTGAAAGATGGTTTTTCCGTCAGAGCTTAATACCTCGCTCAACTCAAAGACCGCATGGGGATATGGGGCTTTTTCAGGCGCCTTCTCCCCATACACATGTCCCGTCAGTGTTTTGAGCACTCTTTTTAGTTCTGCCCTAAGTGCAATGGTCTTACTCACCTTCGCCCACCTCCTCACTCTCTTCGATCAAAGACAAGGCTTTTGCCTCATTCTCAAGAGCCGACAAATACTGGGCTTCGATTTGAATGACTGTCGGAATATTCTCGGCCACAGCGTTGTATAAAGCCGCTTGCTTTGGAATATTTTCAGTTCCGAGTTCCTGGAATATGCCATAAAAACCGCCAGGCTTAAAGCCCACCTGCAGATCTGTCTCTTTCTTCCTTACCCAATACTGCGTGTTTTTTGCAAGCCGCCCGGTCCGGCGCTTAACCTGTTTCCTGGTTTCTCTGGCGATATACTTTCCAACATCCTTTAGAGCTGCTCTCGACAATTCCCGGATCGTATAATTCACCCGGTCAACATTATTCAGAAATTCGACGCCATTTTTTGTAAACTTCACCGAAGAAGGTGCTGCCATTTAAATCACCGCCGTACATATCAGGGTCAAAGACTCATATTCACTCGCATATTTGGCAATCGTTTGGGAAACATCTAGAATCCTGAATGTCTTCCCATCGTAAATCATAGTCTTTTCATCGTTGTATTCGTATTTATTGATCGCAAAAACGATTTCCGGTCTCATGCCGTTTGACAATGCTTGGTAATACGCCTTCGTACGGTAATTCAGAATAGCTACATAAACTGTCCGCTGCGTCTGACTTTCCTTCATATCGCCGATATCATCAATATCTGGATCATCCGAGTCAGCTATAAGCGAGATTTCTTGATCATACGTCATCGACAGGCACCCCCGTATGGATATATAGGCTGTGCATACGGTATTTCAAATGCCTCGGCAATCCTGTATCGCTGTCCCTGTTCTGGTATCGCCAAGTGGCATAATCAACGACGAAGATAAGATGATAAGGGTTGGCGCCGTCAAGCACCAACCCCTTTTCATCTTCGAGTTCTTTAATTACGCCATCAGCAATTGCAGTCAGATATGTGTCCCGGGCAGTCGTCTTGATACCCATGCGCTCTTTTACTAAGCTGACAACTGTTGATGAATCCATATTCTATCCATCCTTTCGAAGATAGGGAACGGAGATATTTCACTCCGCTCCCCCATTCTCAGGTCACGCCTTGGCAACAACCTGGGCACTGCCGACCTTGATGGCTCTGCCGGCTGCATCGAATTCAGCCATGGTGATGATCTTGCCGGTTGCTGCCGTGATATCGGCAGGGGTCGTGAAGGCTGTGTATCCGGTATTGCTATCGCCGCAGCTGACAGCAGCTGCTTTACCAGCAACTTTATAACCCAGGGTGGTTCCGCTTACTTCAGCACCAGTTACCGTAATCAGCGTATCGCCCGATAAGGTGCCAGCCACAGAGGTTACGCCCAGGGCGCCGAGTTCAGTGTTGGCATAGTCGGTCTCGAAGGTCTTGGTGGTGGCTGCAGAAGCGTTATTGATGTTGATCACAAAGAAGCCCTCTGCGATAACGGGCATGCCATCGTATCTTGCCAATCCTTTGAACACGGTCATATCCTCGATGAATTTGACGTGCTCAGAGGAAGCAAGGGAGGTTCCTTCGCGTTCGGCCAACAGATACAGATCTCCATAGCCGCCGACGATATCATAATTGCTCATGAAGTCGAGAACCACAATATCTCCGCCAATGATAGGCATTTGCCCGTTCATTCCAGTTGCCAGAGCGCCTGCCGCATTGAAGTTTAAGAGGGTGCTTACCAGGTAGGAGTGGGTAATGCTGTTCATTGCAAAGAACTTCCGACCGTCAGAGAAGTTATTCTTGCAGGCCGCGAAGGCAGTAACGATGCTGCCAATCAGAGCAGCTCCGGTGGTGCTGACCTTTGTGACGTTGGTGGTATGCAGGTCTTCCCAGGCAGGAGCGTTTGTAGAATAATCGGAGGGCTTGGAAGTCTGGGCCAACCTGGTCACAATGCCAAGAGGCTGTTTCGTTCCCAAACCATAGAGTATAGCCTTGTCGAGTGCCATGCCGATGGCTTTGGCCAGTTGGATCATGACCTCGGATGCCAAGTTTTGATCACTGTCCTGGAGCGTGGAGTTCGGGATCACTACAAAGCCGCCAACTTTGTATCCATCGACTTCGACCTGATTGAACGCGATGGCCAGTTCATTGAGCGCCCCTTCCATCTCTGTCCAGACTGCTTCGGGAATGGTCCCGGTCACATTCTGGCGGGCTTTGCCTTTAACAGGCTTGTAGTTGACCTTTGTGATCAACTTGGAGTATTCAGTGATGTTGTCCCGTAAGATGTCAACGAGGACTTCCGGAATCAGAAGGTCTGCTCCGGTTACGGCTCTGGTCTGGGCGCCGAACTCTCTGACTCTGGTGATGAAGGACTTAACGTCTTCGCGGGCAACAAGAGAAGATCGCTGTTCAGGGGTCATTCCCTTGAAGAAATTGGCACGGTTTGTCATGTGTTGATCATCCTTTCGTTTTTCAGGTTCTTGGTGATTCGAAATCGGGGGAGTATTGGCCCGCTGGTCGAGTTCGTCCAGTTCTTTTTGTAAAGTTTGGATCTCTTCTTCCAGCTTTTTCTTAGTATCATCGTTGGTTTCCTGATCGCTCTTCAGCGTGTTCTGTTCCGCTTCAAAAGCAGCGACCGCTTCATCGACTGTTGTTTTTTCTTCTTCGGTGGATGTGTCGGTCAATTCATTGACAGCAGCCTCCAGCTCGGCTTCCCGCGTTTTGAGTGTATCGGCCCGGATCGTGAAGTCCTTGTCTTTTTCCCGCAACGCCTCGAGCTGATTTTTCAGCCCCGCCATGCGTTTTTGTAATATTAATTGTTTAAGCATTCTTTAGCCTCCCTATCATTCTTGATTTCCATGCATCAAATTGTCTTCCCTTGACTTGGTCGTAGTCTTTTTTTCTGGCGGCAATGGACGTTTCCTCGTAAGCAGGGAAGGTCACGCAAGAAACCTCATAGAGTTTTACTTTAAGGATGGTCCAGTGAACACTGCCGTTCTCCCGGTATTCTGTCTTCTCGTCGAGAATGTCGAATCCAAAAGAGCATTGATCCACATCAGCCCTTTGGACCCTTGCGTATAGGTTCATTGCATCGCCATCAGATTGGTTAAGTTGGATCCTCCCCCAGAGTCCCCGTTCATCGACCTTTAATTCAAGGGTCCCGGATTTGTTTCTACCTAAAACCAATCTCGTTTCATGGTCAATTAGGGCTCGGATATCATCGGACAATGTACCATCAAAAGCATGAGGATCTATGCTTTCGCTTGCACCTGGCCAAAGCTCATAGTTAGATCCAAATACAGCAAAGTATCCTTCGATAAACTTTTCACCGTTGTCGTCGGCCGCCCTGAATTTTGTCGCAAGACTCCGAGCCTGCCTGATCGTTCTATCCTTTTTCTCCATTTCCATCACCTCCATTCAACTTTTTTTGATCGCCCAGTTTGTCGGCTGGTATATAGTTTTCCAGGGCAAGCAAATCATCCATCTCGGAATCAGGTGACATTCCAACCCAGTCGCGCCACTCGTTCCGGCGCATCGTCATTCGGTCAACCATTGCACTGCCGGCCGATATGATTTCTCCGATGTCGTAGGCATACAGACTTCGCGGATTGAACCGCCAATAAAGGTCCGGCGAATAAAGCAACTTCCTTGTGAGCTCCTGTTCGATACCCTGGGCCTTTGGCATGATTCGGCTGGTGATGAAAGAGTTGTACTCTTCTTTTTTGTAATCGCCGACGCCAACTAAAAAGGGCGGCACTCCGAATATTCCGGCGACCGTCCTTTTGTCGAGCTCCATATTCTGTTTGATGGCCAAGTCGTTTAGGGTCAGAGGCTTCACCTGCTCAACCGAGAAGGCCTCAGCCGGTATGAACCACGGACGGCCGTTCTCACTGCTGTCAAGGTATTGATCCGATAGCTTTTTGCGGCCTTCTTTGCTGGAGAATTCATCTGTCAAACCATCGACCTTCACGATGATCGACGGCGCCGGACTTTCCATCAACGCCTGCTTTGTCGTGTTCGCTTGGCGCAAGCCTTTCATAACGTCCTTCAGGACTGTTCGAAATCCTGTTCCACGCCAAGGCCGCTCCGGATCTGGATTGATGGTAAAGTGCAGCACCTCATCCGGTTCGAAATATTGGGACCCGTATCGGATGCGATAGCTTCCGTCTTGGGTTTCCATGAAGCTCACTTGAGAAGGCTTGAACGGCTCCAGGTTATCCAAGTAATCTCCCATGTATCTCGGATAAGTTACCTGGTTGCCATCACCCGCAAGCATCAAGGTCCACACGATACTGTAGATTAGGGCTTTTCTGGTCATGAGCCGGTTTGGTTCAATGTCCAGCTTCCTCGACAACTCATTCCTGATCCGGACGTCGCCTTTGTTCGTGTTTTGCATAAGGTGCAGTGTCATGCTACTGATCAGCTCAGCATATATGTTGACGCACATTTGAACTTCCGGGCAATCTGACAACCTGGTATATTGCCCTGCAGTCAGAATGTTATATGCATCAACAGAGCACAGCCAGGATGTAGAGCTCCTGCTTTGCATAGGCGCATCCCTCATTTTAGTCATTACAGGCTTTTGCTTCTTTTTCAATCCAGCCACTCCTTTGCTTTCGTGGATTTTTCAAGGTTTTCCAACATCCGGACTGTAGCGAAAACATCGGCATCGAAAATATCAATCAGCTGTTCCGGATTTACTTTCTCATACTGGATCATATCATCGGTTTTCTCTATGGCTCTGACGTTCTGGACACAATATTCATAGGCACTGCTGCTGAGGTAGTAATGCTTCTTGTTCTTGGCCTTTTGTTCTATTCGCCTGAAGCCTTCTGACTTTTTATAAAAATATTGTGGTTGGTCGATAATTGCGAATCCTGCCTGCTTCATTCCGAGAAAATATTCACGGCAGAACTTTCGGTCATGCCCGATCTGTTTGATTTTGAATCCCATCGTTCTCATTTGCTTAAACCAATTCACAACATCCGCATAGTTTACTGTGGGGCTATTGCACATCGTCAGCCATCCATCGTCACGCCAGCCAAATAAGGGAATATTGTTGTCCTCTGCCTTGCGATGGGCCGCCACGATTGGGAACCAAGCATGAGTTATAGAAATATCTATACCCTTATATTCACCATGCAGAGCGCCCGCTGTAAGATCGTGCAGCTTTGAGAGATCCGCTCCTCCATACCAGTTGATTGGCAAGCTCTTTAAATACTCCAGCTTTTGCATGGTCGTCCAGCCTGGGCTTATGCCAAGTTCCACACCTGCAGCAGCATCTGATCGCCTAAACTCCTCGATATTGAAATAGGCTTTCAGCGCTGCAGTGTAGACATTGAGTGATTTGGCAAAGAAGTCTTTGCGTTGCTGCGGATCATTGAGGGCCTGCATTGCATCATTCATGATGTCCTGCGGTCTTATGGAAACCCCATAAGCCGGGTTGGCCATTTCATGGATAACCGGATTGGTGAAATCTACATCGCCTCCCTCATCCTCATCGGCTTTGCATATAAAAACGTAATATGCCTCATCCTTCACGGTGCCATCCAGTATCTTTTTGCAATATTGCACCCGCTGGTAGCAGAATGATGTCATTTCATCACCTGCTGTTGTGATGCCTATCATGAGTTTGTTGGTGTATGCCTTCATGGCTTCTTTGATGATGTTGTATTGCTTCGGTGTTTTGTAAGCATGGATTTCATCAGCAATCGCTATGTTGCAGTTCAATGAGTCCTGTCTGTCCGGGTTGGCGGCAAGCGCCTGGATGAATATGGAGCCATCCCCGAAATCTCCCTGGATTGAATGCTCCTGGTTGTTATCGATGATCCGAAAGTTCTCTTTCTCGCCCATCTGCTCAAGATTGAAGTTTATGAAGTTGAAACTTTCAAGTGACTGCTTCAGGGCAGCTGCCACGATATACACCTTGCTGCCGCTCCGACGTTCAAGCAAGCCGAGAGCCCAGGACAGAGCTGCTGCGAAACTGGTCTTGATGTTCTTTCTTGGAATATAGATCAACGCTTCTTTAAAACGCCGGATCCGAAAGCCTTTGTGATAAAATCCCAGGAGGTTGTAAACGATAAACTTATGGAACGGTTCGAGCAAAAACGGCTGACCACGCAATGGGGTCCCATCGATCCGCTCCCCCTGCATATGAACAAAAGTCTTTTCAATGATCCCTATGACAAATTCTGCATCCTTTGGTTTGAAGTCATAGTCAGTGTTGTTTAGATCCGCCCTAAACCTTTCACAGCATTGCACCATTTCTTTACATGCTATCTTCCGGCCTTCGATGATGCTATTTGCATACTCCATGACCACGTTATAATTTTTATATTCTATCCGCACTGTAGATCACTCAGAACTTTTGCCAATTTTGACTTGCTTGGTTGATCAGTGGTCACTGTCTCGATGGACTTCGGATTCAGGCATAGGCGGTCAGAGTATAGGAGTAGGTCTTTTCTGAGAGATTCGAGCGTGGCCACTATCGAGGCTTTCTTGGTGCCGCCCTGCATAGTTGTTTCGTAATGCTTATATCCGCTTTTCTTGAATTGCTTTGTAAGACTCTGATACTGTTCATTGAGCTCTGCATAGACCTCGATGATCGGATCATATTCCTGTTTGTAAACCCCCAGGGCCTTCATGATTTCGATGGTTTTTTTCTTGATGGATGCTTTTTTGGCCACCTCTCTCACCTCCCTAAAAAAAGTTTTCGAAGGTCGCGCTATTGGAAGAGGCTGCCCCCTCCGGTCCTAGGGGATTGCCTTTTTCTTTCTTCAGGTGGGGGGGTTACTAATTAATGCTGCCATTTTCGTTGATCCATTTTAGTCCTATTTCACCCGCTCTCCTGACCCATTCGAGCCCGAGTGCTGTAAGCTTATATGTATCTCTATCGTGCATTTTTTCATGGCATTTGTTGCACAAACTGATCAGATTTATACTCGCTAAGGCTAGACTTAGATTGTGGACCAGGCACCACAATAGCGGGATGATATGATGCACCGTTGTCGCTGGTGTGCTGCGTCCATATCTCCTGCACTCCCGGCAAAGATAATCATCCCGTCTTAAGATTACTTCTCGCTTTCGCAACCACTTGGGATTCTTATAGAAATCATTTCTCGCCATCATTTCTCCTTTACGCCTCACGCCCCCGCCCCGACGCTGTATTTATCATTTCCTGATAAACGAGGAGTTTTTCCCACTATGACCGTTTGGTTGAATATAAAAAGAGCCGCATCTCTGCAGCTCTTCGGCTTATCTGTGGCTACCGGCTAAGGAGGAAACCGGCAGCCATTGAAAGGAGGGATTTCTCTATTTCATGTGGCTCATCACCTTGGCCTTACATTCTTCCACATTGCCAATATAACACAGATAAGTATCTCATGATGTCTCATCTTTTTTAAGCTTAGCCAGCGCTGCCGCGTGTAGTCTGTGAGTATGCTGCCAACTATAGTTTATATCGACGCATACCTTCTCCCAACTAAGCCCCTGAACATATCTCAACCTGATCAGTCTTCTCTCTATTGGTTCCAGCTTATCTATAGCCTCTTCTATCAATCTTCGCCTATAGAGCAGGCTCTCCTTCTTTGCCTCCAGTAGGTTGCTCAGGTCAGCTACCTTAGCTACGATTCCGCTCATTTTGTCTCCGGCGTAATTTCCTCTTGGCTGTCCATCCGGCCACTGTCTGCTTTGAGCTCGATATCTTAGCTGCTCAATTTCTTCTGCCAGTTCCTTCGCTTCTAGCATGAGATCTCTGTACTGCCTAAGTTCAGCTTTATCCAATTATTCACCCCTTTCAATCCGTTCCACCGACTCTGAAATCTTTCAGGTCTGTATATGGCGATCTGACTTTACATGACCCTTTCCCTGCACCTCTGGCGCGAAACCGCTTGCATCGGATTGCCGGCAACGGTGTGCTCTTCGGTATCTCTGGCTTTGCTTTCTCGCTCCTCTCACAATGCCGCCATTGTGCAATTATTGACAATCCGCACCTAGGACAATACTTCATGTCGTTTTCTTTTGGACATCCTTCAGAAAGTTTCCATATGCGGCCGCATTTTGAGCACTGCCAGGCGTTACAATCATCGCCTATCTGTGTATATTCGCATCCGTTTTCATTTCTTTGCAGCTTATCGTCACTTCCTTTGCCTACTACCACTTCGGAACTGATATATTTACCGCATGATGCACAATTCATATTTATATCCCCATTATTTGCGATGCAATCATGTCTGCAGTATGGGTCCATAGAGTGTTTTCAAATTGCCTAACCGCCGCTGAATAATACTTCCAGTTTCCCGCCTCATCAAAGGCCCCCATGTGCCATCTGATGCATATGATTTCTTCCTGGGTTAGTTTTATATGCTGTTGCAAATAGATTACTGATTTATCCCCGTGTCCGCTGATCAGCATATCGTTGTTATAAGCAAACCCTGTCTCTGTCTTCTTGTATTGGTCAATTTTGCATAAATCATGGAACATCCCGACAATAAAAGGAGATCTCGGAAGATGCCATTTAAGCGAGTTGTCTTTTGTCAGCTTGACTAATGCTTCAGCAACAGCAAATGAGTGATCAAACAATCCGCCTTCGTAATTCCCATGATGATTCGCTGAAGCCGGAGCTGTGAAGAAATCATACTCCATAAGCCAGTTAAAAAATTCATCTGTTACATGTTCTCCCATCAGAATGTTAAAGTTTTCGATTCTATCTTCAAGATTGAGCATTAGTTCCGTCTCCCTTCACCATTTGTCTTTTAATTCTGGCATCACACAGTCGTTTATATAGACCTTAAAACCATCTTCCTTGAGTATCCGAGGGTCAAACATCCTGCAGAAAGCATTGTACTTTTGATTCTGTTCTTTCAAAATAGCGACAAGTGCAGCAAAGCACCTGATATGGCGGCTGGTGATCAAAGAGTTACATTCTTTTAGATAATCCTTAATGGCATCGTTAATTGCTTTCGCAACAACCTGGCTATCTTCACTTTTGATGAATTCATGATACTTTTCGTAGTATTCCTTTGCTTTCAACCAGCATCTCTCCTCCCTAAGTTTCTTTGATCGTGATTCCAAGTCTTTCCTGCATTAGTTTCTTTTTGAGCAAGTATACCCTGGTTCTGGTAGGAGCTGACTTCACATCTTCGACGATAAACCGTCCATTCTCGAAGTATGTGAAGTCAGCATCATACCTGATTGCTCTGATCCTTTCTCCAGAAGGCGTTGTATAGGCTTCTTGCAGGGTGAAGCTATGCTGAAGCTTAAGTTCTTTGATGGATCCGATTTTCAGTTCCTGCATGAGCTCCCTATATCGCTTTGCCTCTTTCTTGCTGCTGAATTTGATATTTTGTTCCGTAACAGGCTCATTATGATATTTGCTTTTATTTGCTGTCTGGCTTATCTGCGCAGAATACTTCTCCATGGCTTGCTTCTGCATAGCTGTAGGCAAGTCCGATATATTGATTCCCATCGTTTCACCTGCTTTTTTTCAAGTCTTCTTTCAAAGCAAATGTTATTTCAAGGTGCTCAATAATGCTTGTGGCCACGGCAGCAACATGTATAGCCTCGGCTGTGATCCGCTCCCTGCTTCCCTCAGAGAATTGCATATCGTTTAGCTCTTTGCACAGTTCTCCGGTCTCTTCAGCCAATATACTTCCCCATTCGGAGAAATTATTCAGCTGAGGGAATCCCCACTTCTGATCCTGACGTGTTCTTTCGCTATTGATCATCCCGAAAATCTTTTGCCTTTCGGCTGCAATAATTTCGCCCATGTTGTCCACCTTATTCCTCCTGCTTCTGGATTCCAAGCATCTGAGTAACCGCCTGACGAACGACAGCCTCGAATTTGTCAGCCTTGGCTGCTTCACCAGTTCCCCGCATATCAGCAAGAGCTGACTGCATATCCTTGATGCTCTTCTGAATCTCCTCGAAATGGAAATTGAGTTTCTGTATATTGGGATTTGATGCAAGGTTCAGCTTCTTTTCAGTGGCGATGATTTTATCAAGGGCTTCCTGCTTTTCCCTTTCCAACCGTTCCAGTTCCGCCTGTGCTTCTTCTCTTGCAATCTTTCTGGCCTGTTCGACTGCTACACTCTTGTCCTCTTTATATCTGCGATCGGCTTCTTCCTTGGCAATGATGGACTGATTCAACTCCTGTTGTAGCCTCTGCAGTTCTTCCCTGTCCTCCTGTGCCTGTTCTTCTAAAGCCTTGGTGGTTTCCTCGATAGCTTCCTGCCTAATCCACTCCCGTTCCTCCTCGGCATCCGCGGTCTCAAACATGTTCGTTTCTGTGCCTTTCGATACCAGTTCTGCTTTGCTCTCGGAAAGCTTCTTTTCAGTCTCTGTCATCTTTGTTTGTAGCGTCTCTACCTGTTTTCGGAGTTTTTCTTGTGTTTTTTCGTCCTCTTCTTGCCACTTTGCAAAGTCTTTATCCAAACGGTCGTATTGCTCATTGGCCGCCTTTTCTTTTGCGACTGCTTCCTTGGCAGCATTTTTGGCTTTTTCGACCTCCTCTTTGTACTTTGTGATCTCAGCTTGCAGTTCGCGAACCGATATCTCGTCTGCTTTCTTTTCTTCGGCAAATGTTGCCCTATCATCGGCAGGCAATGCCAGCAAGGCGACCAGTTTGCTGTATCCAAGATTCTCAAGCGTTTGGGAATTTGCGACGGCGAAGAGATTGATTTGAGCAGATCCATATTCTTCGGCAATCCTCATATAGTTCTCTGCGCTTGACTGTGAATAGTGGACCTTATCCTGTAACCATTCTCCCCAGCGGCCATATGGCATGAGCTCCTTGGCAGCCCTAAGACGGCGCCCGATCTCGATGATATAACTGAGGGCCATTGCCCGGGCCTGTGCTGTTATTGTATTAATTTCTACCTCCAAGACATTGATATCCTGGGAAACCTCCACAAATGGTACCGTGATTGTCAGTTCAGTTGACATATGATCCTTCTCCTTTCGTTATACAGCGATTTTCATTTTACTTGGCTTGTCGTCAAGCTTTGCGGTCTTGAAAGCTTCAACGAATTCCGTCATCTCAGGGTCCGTTATATAGTCCCTATTGCCTTGGGTGTGGCATTGATAGATGGCGCCATTTTTAATTTCCATCGTATAAAATGGGATTTCCGGTTCTGCCTTCGCCCGTATGAATAGGATCACCGTTCTCCCCTCAGCTACGTTGTCCGCATATCTCCCTACACAATGCCGGAGGGCTTTCCCCTCATAGATCATATCCAATGCCGTCATGGGCGCCGTGATCAGGTATTTTTCTGATTCATAGGTGTACTTCTTCAGGCTCTTCTTCCCCTGAACGGCAATTTTCCGATTCAGCGATGCATTGTGCTTGTGCTCGATCAGCGCGGATGTCCTTGCATGGGTGAGTATTAGGTCTTTCGGCATCAGTATCTGGCTGTCATTTAAATCATAATTGAGCTTCGTACACTCATCGATGTAGTCTGCCCAGTTGCTCAGAATGTTTTTAACTTTGCCAATCTCCTGTTGCTTCCGGTGATAGTTGAATGCCTTCTCCAGAGATGTGTGATCCAATATCTTCCCCAGGCTTTCAATACAGCTAGGTTCTGAACAGAGACCTCCCGAGATAATAATCTGAAATTGTGACTGTTTGATGCACAAACCTTTTTTCTCTAGCAGCTGCACTGTCTCTATCGTCCGTGGCTCCGGGTCCATCTTTGAAAGCATTTTTATTGCGCTTTTCGGCATTCGCATAATGTCCTCAGGCGTTTTTCCTCTCGGATTGATCAGATGAAGCCACCATCCGATTGTTATTTGTCCAACTAACTTTTTAAAGCCCATCTTTTTAAGGTATTCAAGCACCGGATATTTTGTGAAATAGTACATGCGTTCAATCAGGCCGATTTGGTCATATTCCTCGCTGGTCTCTATGCAGCTGAATCTCGTCCCGGTAATTATCTCCGGAAGGTTTCCTGCATAAAGCACAGCAGAATGAAGTTCACCCCGATAATATCCCGGGACCTGATTCGCTGGCAGTCTAAATCTCTTGCCCACACGCCATCCTGCCGGTGCAGCATAGGGGTCTTTTTGATCTCTGCGATATCCATAGTAATAGGAGCCAATACATTCGTCATATTCCCATTCCTGAAGATAGGTATAAGCTTTGTTTGCAATGGTATCCATGAAGTAGCGTCCGCGCTCTCGCAATTTTAAGTCTCCGCGATCGTTGGTTTGATAGCACAGCGCCACTTCAAAGAAGCGTCCGATAAAACCGTTCTGATATGGCTGGATAATCGCCGCTAAACCTACATCTGTCATCTTTGATCGATTCAGCCATGCTTTCTTGTAGATTGCTAAGCTCAAACATCCTTTGCAAAAACCAGTCATATTATGGGCTGGCTCATTCCCCCCGATGGAATAAGTGCTTCCGCAGACTGAACAGGTCACGGTCCGGTCATGGTCCTTGTCCAAGGTGCTGTAGAACAGATATTGACTATTCGGCAGACAATTTTTCCGGACGTGTTTTACGAAGTCATCCGGGAGATCCGGAAGCAGTGTGAAATTCTCCTGCATCGTAGATTCGGCCGCGTCCTTTTTCTCCCAATATCTTTCTCTGTTACTTTCCATCATTTTGATATTGACTTCCCCGATAATTACTTTCTGAATGTCTTTTGACTTATTGTTGTTTTTAATGTTGAGATAAGCAGCAATCAGGAGTGCATCCTTTTTTGTGATGTCTATATCTTTGTCATAGAAACATCCGTGGCAATAATCATCTCTAAGATCGCCTATCGGTCGATGTAACCAGCGGCCTGCCTTGCAACTTATATGCTTTCCTTCTGGTTCAAAGAATGTGCGAAAAATAGGTTCAGATTTGTTTTCAGCCACTTCATAGGCTGCGATCTCCAAGTATACCGTTTTTCCTATCTCATGTAATCCCGAAGAAAACCAATACTTGATCCCCTTTTTTATCCTACTCAGGACAGCTTTAGGTGCTGGCTGGTTGATTAGTTTTTGTCTCGGCAGCATCGTCAGTCCTCCATAAGGTCGAAGATTGATACGATTTTACTGCTGGCCGGCGCCTGGGTTTTATAATTATCTGTATCGTGGCTTACTTGCTGATCAGCTGCTGGTGGAATTTGTGCTTTAAAATATGCCGTATAGATATCCGCATCCCTGATTTCCATCCTATCAAGACCATAAAACTCCTTGATAATTGTTAGGGTTTCTATTGGTCCCATGTAGTAGCTGTTCTCTGTTTTCTTCCCGGAGGCTACCGATTTCATTTTGTTATAGCATTCATTCAGGTTTTTATTTGTATCCAGTATCTTTTCTGCGGCGGCCTCGTTTATGCTGCACACCGCTTTCAGAATCTCTCCGATTACTTCCACGTTGTTCCTGTTTGGTGATGATGACATCATTTGTTCTACCTTCAGAAGCGCTTGGGATTTTATCATTTTCAATTCCTCCTTCTCGTTCCGGGTGGCACATGGGGCCTGTGCATCTTGTCCGCCTGCCGTCATACCATACCCATTGCCGGTATGCGCAGCCTGCACACTTTTCGTTGATAGCCTTCTCAACAAGTTGGCCCAGCGTTTCCGCTCCTCCTCGGCCAACTTGTTGAAGAATTCATCACGTTCCTGATCTGCCTTATTTCTCATCTATCGCTCCCTCTGATCCGCTCTCTGGGTGGTGGCGGTTCTAGTTTTATCATGCTGTAGTATTGATACCTCATTCCTGTGATTTCATGGATCCCGTTAACCAGGCTATTCTTTTCAAGATAGTATCCCTTTGTTGCTTCCGGTTCTTTCTTCCAATTGGCAGCCGTGATGATCCTTTTACTAACTTTTGGCTTTTTGAGATTGGTACTTGCCGACCATCGTTTATGGCATGGACTGTCCGGATCCCGGAATGTCTTTCTTGTCTGCTTCACTAGATACTCTGCAAGCTGCCCATACTGCCCTGTATCATCCAGGTAGGTTGGCCGTGGTTTTCCATGCTTCCAGATATCTGTGAGGTCTCTCGTATCCATGGAACTGATAACCAGATGATGGTGGATCGCTGCATCTTTGTATTCGGTGACTGCGATGTACTTCAACTCCATGTCATTCTTCTTGAAGTATCTCCTGAGATCTCTCAGGAACTTTTCCAGGTTCTTTTTGGCTTGCTCTGGATCAGGCCTATCTCCTTTTCTGTAGGTCAGCACCAGGTGGATGTCCTTGTATCCAAAATTCTCATTGAGCAGTCTCCTTAGGTTGGTGATGGACATTCGCTCATTGACCTTTTCCTGTGCCTCAGGAGTAGGGGCTTTATTTTTCCCTCTCGATATGTCTTTTTTCCCATATCTTGATGAATATCTTTTACTGACTTCTCTCGTTTTACCTGCTTGGCATATTTCAAGGATGTATGGCATTCACTCCCCCCTCTTTGATCATTCTATTGTCGGGATAATAATATGTTGAGCGAGGGTAAAAGCCTGGTCTAATGCCCTTTTTGCTTGCTTCTAACGGTGCTGTTTGTTATACTAAATATGAAAGCTTCACCGTGAAGCATAAGGAGCTAATGAGGGCTGCCAGGCTAAATTCATTAGTTCCTTTTCTATTCTTTTATCTGATCATCCGGCAATGCAGCCGACTCTCGGCGGCCGGACCTGCCGATATTTTAATGGCTTCTTATTCTTCACTCTGGGCTGGTCAACCGCTCCCTTCCTTTGCGGAATCTGGCAATCACATTGCTCACCTGGATCCAGATGGGCTCCGCAGCTGCTGCAGGTCACATACATTGCCATTGTCGGTCCTCCTTCATTGTCTTTCTAATGGCCTCATGATATAATTTAGGTGTTGGATATTCCCGGTACCGCTGAATCTGTTAGCGCAGATGAGGCGGTTTTTTTGTTGCTTATTTCATCTTCTGCAGTGTCCAGTAGTTCCAATGCTTCACGCCATATAGCCTTTACTTCCTCTGTGCAGTGCGCCATCGCATCTCCCCAGGTCGGCCAGCGTCCATACTCGTTGAAAAAGTGATACTGATAGAATAGGCTCTGCTGATTGTGCGGTTGATCTGGGCTGTGATTTACGGCGCACTCCGGGCATGTTCCTTGAGGCGCCGGCATCATAATCATTTCTTTGATGTGCTTTCCCATGGTTTTCCCTCCTTATCGATTGTTACTGACTTTACCCTCCTGAATTCATCATGGTTTTTCCCTTCAACAATGACATCCCCTGGCCTGATCTGTGTGACCGGGCATCTTCCAAAATCATCGACCATAAAACATCTGTCCAGGCGGCATCTTGTTTTGGTTCCGTTTGTGAATTGGACCTCGGCCGGCAGCAGGGTTGGCTGGATCATGTTGACCGCTCCCTTCTTTCTCTAAATCAATAATGGCTTTGCTTGCTTCGCGTTCCAATGAAATGACAACCGCCCTCCTTAACTGCCATCCGCGCTTCTAACAAATCTAGTTCCTTTGATTTTTCCGCATTGGCAACAAATAGTTGTATAGGTTTCGCCGCTGAGATTGAATAAAGGTATGGCATTTCTTTTACTAAGAAGCCCTTCTCTATACTGATGTCTGCAAAACAGTTGCCCGATTATGCTTTTTTTCTTAATTTCCATTCCTTGCCTCCTTAATCAGCCATACATCGAGTTCCTGTTTCCCGAACGCTTGGGCTTCCTCATGTGTTCCTAAATATAGGTCAATGATGTGACCACGGTACCGTTTCATAATTCGCGCTGCTGGGATATCCTCGATAGTCCGCTCCCCCATTCCCTCAATCAGAATCGTCTCGCCAAATTCGAACAATCCCGGATCCGCTCCTACTGTCATCCCCTCTCTGGCCTCGGTCATGCTGGCCGTAAGGCCATAGTCACAATCGCTTTCCCTCTTTCCGGTACAGCGTTCACACGGACAGTAGCCTGTCACCACGAACTTCCCCAGGTAAACCTTTACAGGTTCCACTGTTTCAACCGGTTGCTTTTCTTCCGGCTTTGAAACTGTTGGAATCTCCGGAGCTGCCACAATGGCCATTGCCGCATGATACCCGAAGCTAAGATAAAAGCCGAAAACAAATGCCAGGATCATCACCAGTAGGCTAGCTTTAATTCTTCTTGATACTTTCAATTCTTTGCCTCCTTATTAATTGGTTTACATTTCCATCCCTCAGTTCTATACTTTAATTGTCATATCATCATTTATAGAAAGGAGGTGTTTTTTATGGGAATCCCTTCATTTAAGAAATCGACGGTTTTAACCTTGGCGGCTTCTTTAGATCTTGAAGAACTCAAAAATAATCGACTCATCTTGCTGACTCCCTATGGTATGATCTCTGGTATCCCTGTCTTGGATTGGGACAAAGAACCATCTGATGAGTATTGTAATGATCTTTCTTATGCTGTCTTGCCCGCATTGCTTCGCAGAGCAATGGAAGCATATAATGAAGATTATTCAGAAGCTGGCGCTCCATTGGATGGAACCGATGGCTGCTTATTGCTAAAAGATGTTAAAATCTCCATGCCTCAGCCAAATAATGAAGCAACTTTCAAATCACTCTTTGTTTATTACAACCAAATCATCGGTGCAACCATTGGGAATATCGAAATGTGATATCAACTGCGGCCGACTTCCCTAAGACGCTTACATACAACATTGGTAAGTTTTTCGAGTGAATCCTTATCACTCAAATCACATATAATTCTGCCTGAGTGTACAATTGGGACAATCTTCATTGAAGCTATCGAGTCTATCAACTCCTTAGCTTCTTTTAATTTTTCTTGCAGTTCTGCGATTTTCGATATGATTTCTTCAGAGTTATCAATCTTGATCCTTACTGCGATATCTTTGTTTTCCATTAAATTCCCCTTTCTGTTTGTCTTTTGCTTCTTTCGGTCATATACTTGAAATATCATATTTTGGAAAAGTTAGGAGGTGATTGTTATGTCCCTTGATTTCAGTGACATTGGTCAGCAGATGCGCAACATAAATTCAAATATCAGCAAGGCCAATAGCATCCTTTATCAACCGCTCCCAAATCCAAGTAATGCTGAATCACAATTCAATAATCTGAAAGAGCAGATAACGAAATTTGAGCGGTACCTTGATGATCAATCTGAGCCTATGATGATGATTGCAGCTTTTGGCCAAAATATTTTAATGCAAGTCACTAATATCAGCTTCAAAAATCCGTGTCTGATATACTATTACGGCTTCGTCAATGGCGAACGGGCTCAGTTAATACAGCACATTAACCAAATAAATTTCCTTTTGACCATGGCCCCCAAAGCGGATCCCGAGTCCCGCCCGCGCCGGATCGGTTTTGAGCCTCCCAATGGAGATTAAGGGTATCAATGGCTATTGCTATGTTTACCAGTCTCTCAACCATCAAAACCGTCTCTTCTGCATCCAAAGAAATGCTAGTTTCTTTGTTTAACAATTCCTCTGCTTTCTTGAGGCACTTATTCCCAACCACTTGCCAAAGGTTTTTTTCCATTTGTATTCCCCCTTTCTCTCATTCCCAATCAACAATAATCCAGTCTTCTGCCACTAAATCCTCCGCCTTGGGCTGCCACCCTCTGCGGGGGATTTCGCTCATTCCGCTGCCCCTGATCAGGCAATTCTCCGTATTGGTCGGCTTAATCTTGACGATGCCGGCGAACATCCCTTTGGTCCGCGCTATAGCTCGTCCCGTTATAATGGCTTCTTTTGCGGCCTCGACTAAATTCATGAGGCGCTCCTCCTTTCCTTTCTTTTTCACCTTGGTAGACATGAAGTACTTCTCAATATCCTCCTGGAGACTAGCGATTACTCAAGTGCTTGCCTCCCGGAGACAATTCCAACCAGAACATCCCGGCTGATCCTGCGTCCTCTCTGGGCCCCTGGCGGAAATGTTGGGATGATATTCTTCCGTATCAACTCGTAAACCTTATGCCTTTCGTACTGGAGAAGCTCCGCCGCCTGTTCTACCGTAAGGATCGGTGGGTAGTTTTCAATCTGGCTCATTTTTATCTCCTTTCTGTGCGTTCTTTCGTACATAGCCTGCAATAGAATGAAATAAATATAGATTATTTACCACCTCCCGTTTCATTATTGGGACGCTTAGGGCAAAAAAATATCCACTTTCTCTTCGTTGCCAAAGATGTTCAATGCCTCACACAGCTTCTTTATTTCATTGGTATTGAATGCCTTTTTCCCATTCACCTTGCTGTTTAAGGTATTTTTGGACATCTCGAGCACCTTGGAAAGGGATCTTTGAGAGTACCCTGCCTCGGCAATCTTTCCCTTGAGCTTCAAACTGTTCAATTTATTCACCCGCCTTTCGTCCCATTTTTGGGTCACCTTTAATATACATGACGATTTAGGAGCAGTCAACCCATATTTGGGTCATTTTCAATTTATTTTTGTATGTTGTATTGCATTTTTGGGACGACGCAGTATACTAGAATAGTACAACTGCATCGAAAGGAGGGTGGCATCATGAACGAAATCTCCGCGAAATTGCTTGAACTCATAACTTCGAAGAATATATCATACAGCGATTTGTCTGAATTAACTGGTATTCCCAAATCTGCCCTTCAAAGGTATGCCACAGGAACAACTGATAAGATTCCTGTCGATAGAATTGTTAAAATCGCAAATGCGCTTGGTGCTGATCCACGAGACATTTTAGGATGGGGTTCACAAGACACCCCCTTGATTGTTCGCAATGAAGAACTTGAAGAATGTATCAACATACTCCATGAAAGGCCAGAGATGAAGGCCCTGTTTAGTTTGAGTAAGAAGGCTACTAAAGAACAGATTGAACAAACAATAAAAATCATTGAGGCATTAAACAAAGATTAAAAAGAGGTGTTTATAACTTGGAAAGCATCTTCATAAGGACAAGAAAAATGCCACTGTCTATCAAAGGAGTTACGATCCTTGATGACAATGGCGATTACAATGTCTTTGTAAATGATGATTTAGCCGAAGCTCAAAAAAAGGAAGCATTCCTCCATGAAATCAAACACATCAAGCGCGGTGATTTTTACTCAGAAAAGCCAGCATCTGAGCTCGAAGCTTCTATCGATGATGCGGAGATCGACATCGTTGATCCTTGCGATGCCGAATTCTGTGATTGCTGTGTATCATGGATTGCATAGCCGACACTTAAGATAGGCGGCATGCTGCAGACAAAACGACTTTGTGAAAAACATCATAAATCAGGCCGCCTATGATTATCAACTAAGATTCAAATATAATACTTAAGGAGGCAACGGTATGGCAATGGATTTTATTGACCAGGTGAAACAATTCTCTCAAAGAGTGGAATCACTCAAAAACACCATTTCAACCGAAGAGGCCACAAAGACCTCAATTATCATGCCCTTCTTCTCTCTTCTTGGATATGATGTTTTTAATCCTCAGGAGTTTATCCCGGAATTCACAGCGGATGTCGGCATAAAAAAGGGAGAAAAAGTTGACTATGCTATATTGCAGGACGGGCAACCGATCATACTGATTGAAGCAAAATGGGTTGGTGCGCATCTTGAAAAGCATGATTCCCAGTTGTTTCGATATTTTGGCACAACAAAAGCAAAATTTGCAATTTTGACAAATGGAGCGCACTTTAAGTTTTTTACTGATCTTGAAGAGAAGAACAAAATGGACGAGAAACCATTCTTCGAATTTAATATGCTCGACATCAAAGAAAATCAGATTCCCGAATTAAAGAAATTTCATAAAAGTGTTTTTAATCTTAGTGATGTCTTAAGCACTGCAGAAGAGTTGAAATATGTAAATGAGTTTAAGTTAAGAATGGGTTCTGAGCTTCAATCTCCTTCTGATGAATATATTAAGCTTTTCCTTTCGAGCGTATATTCGGGTCAGAAAACCCAATCGGTAATTGAAAGATTTCGACCAGTATTGAAAAAATCTTTGAATAACTTTATTAGTGAAATGATGAGCGATAAAATAAAAACCGCATTGGAAACAGAACACACCCCCATCGTTGAATCTGCACCAGAAAAGGAAATGCCTGCAGAAAAAGATGAACCAAAGATTATGACCACTCGTGATGAACTCGAAGCCTACTTTATAATTAAAAATATGCTTAGAGATCTCGCCCCAGTATCTGATATCACTTATAAAGATACTGAATCCTACATGAATGTGTTATATAAAAACAATGTTCGAAAATGGGTATGTCGTGTTGTTTTAACTCCAGTGCAAAGCACTCTGATTATTCCAGATGAAAATAAAAAGGAACAAAAGTTCACACTTGAGACCATCTATGATATTGAAAAGTATAATGACAAATTGCACGAAGTACTGACAAGATATCTTTGATTTTTGGTTATTGGTACTGAGAACTCCCTTCCACTAAAACTAGCAGGGAGTTCTCAAGGGCTTGAAGGCAATATTTTCAAGGATATGCTGCTCTGTTTTTACTGGGAAAGGGGGTATTTTCATGTCCGGCCACAAAGTGCTCAGAGGCAAAGGTGTTTGGACCCTTTTTGTCAGCAATGGCTTTGATGCCAATGGCAACCGGATCCGACCCACAAGAACATTTAAAGGGAGCGAACATGCTGCCGATATGGAGCTGTCAAAATTCTTTGCCGACGTGAAACGTGACGAGTACGAAAAGCCAAGTAAGATGATTACAAAAGACCTGTTCCGTAAGTGGCTTGATACTTACGGCAAAGTAAACTTAAAAACATCGACCCAAGCAACCTTTGAGCGGTACCTTATTAACCGGGTTGCGCCTATGCCCATCGGGACGGTCCAGGTAAAGAAACTGACGACCTCTGATTTCTATGAGCTATACGGGCAGCTCAAAGAGAAATACAATTACTCAGGAAAAACGCTGCTACAGATCCATCGAATCATGCACAGCGCTTTTACTGAGGCCCTGGGATGGCCAGAGCTGAAATTGAGGTCCAACCCAATGTTGGGCGTAAAGGCCCCAAAGGCAGAGATCAAGGCTATTAAACGTCTTAAAGATGACGAGGTGTCAGTGTTTCTTAACACGGCAAGGAAGCATTCGCCGGAATGGTTCTATGTCTACCTCTGCGTCGACTTTCTCGGCGGTCTAAGGCGAAGCGAGATCTGCGGTCTGCGATGGGGCGATATCCGTCAGGACAAAAAGAAAATCTATGTTTGGAGAAACGTCGTCAGGGAAAAACAAAAGGGCCTAAAATACGATACGCCCAAGAGCGGTAAATATCGCGTTGTATCAGCCCCGAAAGATCTATTTGATGTTTTGGAGAAATGGAAACTTAGTCTGTTAAACGCAAAAGGCCCACAGAAGGATGATGATCTAATCTTCGCAACACGCACAGGCAAGCCGAAGGATCCGGACGAGGTGTCACACTATCTCAAAGAGTTTAGGGAAAAGCATGGCCTGCCCGATGTAACGGTCCACGGCGGTCGGCACAGCAACGCAACCATGCTGATCAATAAGGGAGCGACACTCAAAGAGGTCAGTTCTAACCTCGGCCATTCCACGACGCAGATCACCGACGCTATATATACCGAAGTATGGGAAGAAAGAAAAACCTCCATCGCCGACAGTCTTAACGGAATCATCACGGGCCCAGGGGCAGACGAGGCGAAGAAAAAAGGTAACAAGAAAATCGTCCAGTTCCCTCCCGATAGGATAAAATCAAGCTGATTCTGTTGCCAAAATGCTGCCACTTTTCGGCTTTGTTGCCACTTTTTAGCCATAATTGACAACTTTATATCTCCATAAAATACCGTTAAATGCATAAAATAGCCAATGATGGCGCCATTCTTCGGCAAGGAATGGCTCTGTATATAGAGCGAGACGCAGGACTTAAAATCCTGCGAGGGTTAAACCTCGTACCGGTTCGACCCCGGTCTCGGGCACCACCTTTTTCTATATATAACTAGAAACCCATATGCCATAAGGGTTTCTAGTTTTTTTTATATTTTTTTCATGGTCACAACATAGAACCGGCTGCCTGGCAACCGACCCCTCCCATCGAAGTTTTTTCTAAATAAGACAACCAATAATGGTATGTCTATCAAAAGAGTCAAATGCTAAGCCTTTGGTGTATTCAAGCTGCAATAAGCTCATACGCCCAGTAAGACTCAACAAATGACTCTAATAAAGATTCCTTCGATGCAGAACTCATCCAATTTTCCTTAGATTATTTTTTATCGATCAGGTCATTGATCGTATCCGCAACATCTTCTTTCATTTCCTCCACCTGGTCACCGATATCCATTTTTTTCTTGATGTCCCCTTTGACAGACTGGATTTTAC